TTAAGCATTTGCGCTCTTGAAATTGCCATTGCCTAATTCTCCTTAAACGCCGAGCTTGGTTTCGTAAGCGTGGCTCAAAGGCAGATAGGTAACGATGCAATCTGTGAATGCATCACCTACGGTGCTTGATGGGCCATCTACGAAATCAACGACACGCAGTGGTAGTGTATTAGTCGTAGCGATAGAGCCGCCGTCTAGGGCGTTCTTGCTTCGACCGATTGAGGTTGATCCAGCAGTGTTAACCGCTGAGATGTTGTTTCCAAGGCCGGTTTGAGCAATAGCCTCATCACCTTGCATACGGAACAACAACTTAGGATCGTCAACAACGTAAGCAACGATATCGTCAGCAGCCGTAGATGCTGGGAATTGTTGGTTAAACGTCTTTTGGTTTGTTGATGGGTCTGTGTAAGCGCAGCCTACAAAGATACCAACAGTGCCAGCAACAACAGACGTTGTTACAGCGGCTTTTTCAACGGTGCCAGCAGCAACCAGCTTAACGAAATCACCATAGAAAATGGCGGTTCCATAAGCATTAGCGATCTTAATGTGACGAACTTTTCCCGTGAACGAGCCGCTCGCACTTAAAGTATCAACTGGTTCGGCACCCATAGGGGTAGCAGCAGTAGCCATAATGGCCTCCTAGTTAATAATAACTAACCCATGCTAAAGGTTAGTTTCTTCCAAAAGTAGTCCTAGTGCTACGCTCTGGATTAAGCATAGGCATTCTAGGGTCACTTTCTCTAAGGTAGTTATTATCAACCGATGACATCTGGTTTTCTGCTATGTCTTGGAAATGCCGCGCTCGAGCTTCCATCGTTTCCGTTGGAGCCTTACAAAGCAACAAACCGCCAACCTCAATGTTACCCTCGAACTTGGAGCCAATATCTGACTGCAACATCAGTTCAGGATGATCTTCAGCCTTCACAGGCTGCCATCCCTCTCTGAACATCTTAGAAACGTGAGTGTTGTCGGATTGACCAAGAAGCGATGTCTTAACCCATCTGAACACATAACCATCTTGTGGCTCTGGGTCAGGCAGGATAGAAGCAGGCTTCCATGTGTCAGTCGGTCTTTCATCTACTTTTCGAGAAGTGGATTTTCTTGGTGTGCGCTCTTCAGACATTACGAGGTCTCCTTAGCGAGTTCCCTCGCGTACTGTTCAGGGGTTAAACCCAACCTCTTAGCGAGAGATAGCTGGGTGGACGTTAGCCGTATTTTGCGCGGTTTAGCACCGTTGCTCCTTGCGGAGGGTGCCACCACCGTCGAGGGTTGATTAGCAGTCACGGATGCGTCACGCCCATATGTGTCGCCATTATCCTGCCAATCATAGTCTGGGAAAGCTTGTCTCAGACGAGAATCAATCTGTCGAAAATACTCTTGGCTGTTAGGCTGAATGCCTCGCTTTATCAAAGCGGCATGTGTGCCATAAGCAAGGCTTGTCATTTCTTCAAAGCCATCTTTCATAAACCAATTGTTTTTCTGTGCCCAACTAGCAGCTTCAGGATCTACCTGGGGCGGCTGTTGTTGGGCAACATTCTGTACAGCCTGCTCAGCAACTTGCTGCTGATACGTCTGTTGTTCGTACTCTTCTCTTTGAGCTTGTTGAGATGCGACGTTTGTTTCGTATCTCTCGGCCTCATGTAGCTCTGCTTGCGCTCTTGTGAGGGTTTCTTGTGCAGACACTAGGTTATCAGTATCGCCTTCCTCATACGCCTTCTTGTAGCTCTCACGGGCTTGCTGTAAAGACAGTTCTGCGCGTTGCTTTATCTGAGCGACTAACGCTCCCTCACCCCGATTGATTAGAGACTCCATCTCTTTGTTCTTCGAGGCAAGCTGTTGAGCAACCCGCACAGCTTCTTCACGCATTTTTTCAGCGGCTTCTCGTTGTCGCCGCTCTTCGTGCTGCTCGTATCGAAGCTTGTTTATTCGCTTCTGAACCTTTTCGCTATAACCCTCTAGCTCATCGTCATCATCATCACTGGAATCAGATGCTTCGGTTCTAGGCGGGCGTCGATCTTCTTCGTTACGATCATCAACAATCTCAAGCTCAATATCAGTGTCGGGTTCAGATTGTTTCTTGCCAATCTGGGTACGAACACCAAAGAACTTTTCTTCTGCGGAAGTTGTTTCAGGAGCTTCCGAATCCATTTGTGCTTCACTCATACCTTAATAATCCCCCTTGGATCTTCAACAGTAGCCTCAACTGAATCATCATTGATCAATCGAAACTCCTTACCATGCACCTTAAATCGGGTGCCTGAATAAGAACGCATCAGAATCCAATCACCCTCTTTACACAAAGGGCCAGACGGGAATCGCTTAGGGTCATTATAAGCATCTGCTCCGAGCTTCAGAACCATGCCGACAATAGACCCTACCTCTTCATCTTGCAGAGTTTTAGCAGCCTTTAGGATGCCTCCCTCAGTCATTTCATCAGGCTCAGGTAGAGCGATTAACAGCTTATAACCTTTCGGTTGCGGCAACTGTTGCGCCGAGCGAGGCTCGTTGTCCTCGGTTTTGGGTTCAGAAGGAATCGATACCGATCCTACCTCACCTTCTGCTAATGCTTCAGACATTAGATTTCACCTTCTGCACTGGAAAAAAGCGTCCAGAGTCGCTTGCACCGCTACATGCGGCGTTATTCAGACTCGAATCTTGACTTCAAGTCTAAAATTTCTCGTTCAGCCAAAGCCAAACCTTCGATGATTCCGCAAATCTTTGCGTACTCATTGTAATCTTTACACCCACCGCCGCTAACATGGTCGGCGTATTCGTTCATCTGCACCCGCAAATGATCTCTCATGTAGTCAAATACGTTCTGCGAAGCATTACTCATCAAACACTTCTTTCGCTATCTGTATACCGGCTTTCAAACCCTCTACCTGATCTTTAGATTCATTCTCAGCAATCTTTACACCAAGCCTCGCCTGCTCAATCTCTGCTTGTTGATCTAGCCGTTGCTGATCAAGGTCTGCTTTCGCCATAGCCTTTTGAGCATCAAGCTGCAATCTGCCCATTTCGGACTGCGCCCTAGTCTGTGCTTCCATCTCTTTGATTTGCAACTCTTTTTGCTGCATCTGTACGATAGGATCTTGCGATTGCTGTTGCGCTTTCTGCTGTTGAGCTTGCTGTTGGTTAGAACCCTTCAACTGTTCAGCGGCTTGACCCGCCAACCTAGAGATTCTGAACTCAATATCCTCAGGCAGCGGCTCTCCAGGAGGAGGAAGCTCGAACCCAAGCTGCTTTTCTATTTCCATTCTGTACTGGAACGCTAAATGTTCCTGAACATGCGCCGCAAGCTCTGCCATTGCCTTCTTTGCGTTAGGACTCTTCGACATGATCTCCATAACCTTGGGATCTTCCGCCATCGCCTTGTGCGCTTGGATGTGTGCCTCATGATCTTGATAAGCAAACGCCTTGACAGGCTTACCATTGATCATATTCATGTTTTCAGTGATCGGATCGGTCGGTTGCTGGTCATCATCGGTCGGAACAATCTTATCTGCGTCCCGAATGTTCAAAATTTCCAGCATTTGCCGGTGTAATAGCGGCATGTCGTACATTTCCGGCGCTTGTTGCGCCAATTGCAACGCTGCTTGGTACTGCATGATGCGTTGAGCCATCGTTCCGGCGTTCGGATCGCTAACTGGGATGATATCTACCCGATCATCGAAGTCTTCGGCCACCAAAGGCTTGTCTTCTTGGTCATATGGGTACGATTCAGGCCCAAAATCACGAACAACGTTAGATAAAAGGCGCAATTCGCTACGCATAGAGGCATGCATCCGCGCTTGAACCGCACTCATCACCTTCATAGACCGCTCTAGTATCGCTAGAGTTGTGCCAACAGGTGCCTCAGCGTTCATATCCGCTGCTTTTACGTCTGCCGCCGAAGCAAAACGCCTTCCTTCCTCCACGATGTCGCCCATAAGCTGGTACAAAACCGTGCTTGGCTCTTTGTAAGGCAAGAAACTGATGTTTTCTTTGATCGATCCGCCCGGAACGTCCACATCTCGGAACTCACCAGGCATAATTGGGGTGTCATCACCCTTAATTCGTAGGCCTCGAGCCTTCAAACCACCTGGCAAGTTGGCTAGTGTGCCCGCATCGACCAGTTGGCGAAGCAAAGAAGTCGCAGATTTAGCCAATCCACCAATCATGTGGATCAAACCGAAGCCATAAAAGCCTAAACCAGGCATGTACTGGTAGTGAACGAAGTGTTCGCGCTTCATTTTGCGCTCGTCAGTCTCATACCAGTTGCGGCGAATAGACAAAATCGTTCGAGAGGACAGGTCTATAGAGACTACATACGGCAACATAATGCCGGTAGGCTCTCCCTTGTTTGTATCTTCAAAACCAACAAGGTCTAAATCGACATGCATCTCTAAGATTGTGTGTCGATAGTCCATGTCGTAGTTAGCGGAGTCACCCGTCAACTGATTGTACTTGCGCTCTATGTCATCGTAGTCGGGCGCTGGTGCCGGTAAATCAACATCCAGATAAAAACCCGCTACTTGCAGCTTGCGAACATCGTTCGCGCTACGCTTCATCACATGCGTAGAACGCTCGCATGTAGACAAATCAGAGGCACCGTAGCTGACCACAAAGTCTTCTGCCGGTACAAACATACTGCAAGGCCTGCCCATGTTGGGGTCGTAATAAACCTTACGAAACGCAGAACCTGCCAACGGCAAAGAAAACAGCATACGTTCTGTTTCTGACCGATACTCGGTCATCTTTTCAGTCAACAGGTAGTTAAGGTAATCCTGAACCCTGTTAGCCTGATTTTCTTTTTCTGAGTCGATAACACCAACAACGGATGTCTTTACAGGGCCGCCTGCCGGAAACAACTCTTGAATCGCTTGAGACTGGAACTTAATGACAGACTCTGTAAGAAGCGGGTGGAACACGCCGCAAGCACCATCCCAAGGAGTGGTGCGGTCTTCATGCTTCAAGCCAAGCAGGTCTAAGCCCTCGACATAGGTTCTTTCCCAATCAGAACGACTCTCTTTGTCAGCCTTGAAGGAGCCAACAAGATCAGACGCAATCTTGTAAAGATCGCCCTCATCAATAAACTCGGCCAGATTTGAGTCGTGCATTTCTGCACCCATCGGCCCCATTTCAGGGTCGAAGTCGATGATCATTCCACCGTCCTCGGTTTCTATAGATACCGAATCAGGATTAACAATCTCAATCTCTAGGTCAGGCTCGTCGCCTTGCCCAGCAGAGAATATCGACTCCGGAGTAGCCAAAGGGCGGTCAATAGCCATCTATCCGTTCTTCGTGAACTTTTGAGGTCGAGCGGCACCAGAACCACGGGCAACGGTGTTTCCTCCTTCTCTCATTTGCACTCTAGCGACACCGCCGTTAGCCATCATTTTCGGGCTAATCTTCATGCCACCAGTCTTGCCGCCAGCCATCATTTTGCCAACGCCGTCAGCAGCAAAAGCAGGAACCATCTCACCGCCCTTCTTAACCATAGGCATCTTGCCACCAGCTTTCATGCCTTTGGCCTTCATCTTGCCACCAGCCATATAGCCTTTGGCTTTCATCTTGCCGCCAGCTTGGTAGCCTTTAGTCTTCTTTCTCATAACTTCTCCACCGCTAGATTTATAACTCAAAGCAGACATTCGCGCTTCATTTTGAACCGGATCAGAAAGTGATTTCTTTCTAGCCTTTCTGATCACTCTCTTTCTTAAATTTCTTACAAGATCTTTCAACGATTAATCCTCTGAGTAGAGATTATCGAATACCTGATTTACATCAAGCGTATAGTCCAAATCAGACTTACTGTAGTGAATATGCTGGGATGGCCTAAAGTCTGGGGCACCCTCGCCTGTTTCAAACCATGCCGGATGTGTCACTCTAACCCTATTGTTCGGCAAAGCAACGATATTTCCAGTCCACTTCCCAGCATCAAGAAGCTCCAAAACATGACTCTGCTTGTGTTGCGCTGGGTCATCGGCTATCTCGTTATCTGTGTAGTCAACAGTAAACATGTACTTTGCCGGATACATCTCACCATCAATCTTAGCAAGCCAAGGGCACGGCGTACAACGATCCAAGACATATACCGAATGCTCCCGCGAACTACAATCCCACGGTTGAGCGGCCCACGTCGGCATTGGCTCAGGCCATTCCTCTAGCGGGGTATCCGCTACTAGACCTGTAATAGGCATCCTTGCCCACATCGCGCCGCCGTGTACGTTCGGCTCATCATCGTCATCGTAGGTCTCGGCTCCAGTGAATATCATCTGAAAGCTCAAGCTACGGCACGGCATTGTTGTTACAGCGACTGCCATCGCGTGTATGAACTCACCGTGATACTTGGAGTGGTTGTGTGTGTATTCCTTCCTAACCCAGCACTTGAAGTACGGGATATTACTTTGCAGGAAAGCCATCAAACAGCGTCCTTATAAAATTGTTTTTCCCATTCCTTGTGCCGTTTTATCGGCTCTTTGAAATAGTCCATGAATCGTGCCATATAAACCACAAAGTGGTTCAACCAACTCAGCGGTGCAGGCAGCGGTCTCATGTAGTCCAGAAACAAAACCACCCTGTTGCGGTTGGTCATGTTTACCGCCATGTGTTCGTAGGTGTCATCAAAGACAACTGCCTTGCCTTCTTCCCACCGATACTCTTCTTTGTTCACGACCAACACACAGCCTTTGCCTTCGGTTGGTATGTCAAGACCTAGATGCACTCTGAGTATCCCACACCACGGGCCTTCGTGGGGCATTAACATCTTTCGTGGCCCGATCACAGAGAAGTAGGCAGATACCAGATTCTTTTCGGCATCTATGATCTTCATGGTCTCAGGGAACTCTTGGCAGTTCCGATCAAAACGGATCTTGCCTGCCTTCAAGAAAAACATCTTCCACTTGTCATCGTTGGAGATGTATGTCTGATCTGGGCTAATGGTCTGAAACGGCGCAAACTCATCTATACGGTTCCGCATTTTTTCAAACTCGGCCCTGATCACATCGTAGTTTTGTTCTAGAACAGCAGTGACAGGGAAGTCTGCGTTATCAAAAAACACACGATTGCCCTTCTTCGAGAACTTTCTGAACAATGGCCTAAAGGCTTTTTCAATAAGCCAGCCATTTACTTCAACCATTAGTAATAAGTGGCCCTTTTCGGATAGAACGGTTCGTCTTCTTCGTCTGAGTTTAGCCTCAAGAACCCGCCTTGCCGGAACCGGAGTAGTGCCTGTGTGGACGAATCCACAAGGTCATCGTGTTCACCAGCAGGAAACGAAGCAAACTCTTCGATCACCTCTTCGGCAAACCGTGTACCTGGTGCCCACACAATCCCTGACGCGAACAAGTCTGATACCGCGTTGACCCTCGATATCTTGTCGTTGCCTCTGGATGGGGTGTATTCACCGACAGGTATACCCATAGCCCGTAATTCAAAGATCAGCGGCATTCCAGCAGCTTTGGCTTCCACAATACACGCATCGGGTTGCCAGTCTGTATAGAACTCTAAAGCAGTCTTTTTCAGTTCAGGGAACTCTAGCCGCTCTTTGTACGCATCCAACAGGATGATATTCGGCTGCATCAACCCTTCATCATCGGGCTTATAGAAAACGCCCCACGTTGTACACGCCGAGAAGTCAGAACGCTGCGTCTTTAAGAACGCCGTATCCCAAGATTGAATGATAAACTCACACGCTGGTGGTGTATCACTTTCCCACTCTCGCCACCACTCCCGCTTTACAAGGGCACCTTCTTCAGAAGACGGGTTCTGCTGATATTGAGCATTCCACTTAGGAGACGGTAGTTCGTTGCGTAGCGATGTAAGCTCTTCAATAGACCAAAACTCAGGCCATAAAGCGTTGCCGGAAGGCATGATTGCGGGGAACTCAATGACTTCCCACTCATCTGTGCCAGCACGTTGAACCGATGATTTTACAATCTGTCCGGTCAAATCCCGTTTGTGCCATCGTGTCATAACCACAATGATGGCTCCGCCAGGCTGTAATCGCTGTCGAGGCCCAGAGGTATACCACTCATAAACCCGATCAAAGACACCTGCGTCGGCACTTTGGCCTTCTTGTTCTGAGTGCGGGTCATCAATAATCAGCAGGTCTGCACCTTTACCCGTTACAGCACCACCAACACCGATAGCGAAGTATTCACCATTCTTGCTGGTACTCCAGCGTCCTGCTGCCTTGGAATCAGACCGTAAACCCAGATTCGGGAACACTGTCTTATAGTCCTCGCTATCCACAAGGTTACGAACCTTACGACCGAAACCCACAGATAGTTCTGCGGTATGTGCCGTCTGGATAATCTTTTTCTCAG